TTCAGAATTGGGGATTCTTCACGTTTATACAGACAACAAGACATTTCTATGGATGCAGTAACTTGGATATATCCGCAACAGATGCTCCAATTGTTGCTACAACAACTTTTCAAGATACGTTTAGAACGTGTTCTGCGTTGACAAGTTGTGATTTTGATTCATGGGATGTTAGCGGTGTAACCACCTTTCAAGGGATGTTTTATCAAGCTACTAATTTCAATGGTGCAATGGGTAATTGGGATACAAGTAGTAGTACCAATTTTGTCCAAATGTTTTTTGCTACTAGATATTTTAACTCATACATAGGAGATTGGGATATGAGTAGTGCGCTATCAACTGGGTATATGTTTTATGACGCACGAGCTTTCAACCAAGATATAGGCAGTTGGGATGTCTCGTCTGTAACNTATTTTAATGGGATGTTCAGAGCAGCATGGGCGTTTAATCAAAACATAGATTCTTGGGACACAAGTAGTGCCACAACAATGACCTTTATGTTCTATCAAGCAAATGCATATAATCAACCAGTTAACTCTTGGGATGTTTCCAATGTTACTGATATGAAATATATGTTGACTTCGGCTCCATTTAATCAACCACTATCTAATTGGAATACTTCATCAGTAGTCAACATGAGTTATATGTTTCAGTCAAATAATACGTTTGATCAAGATATTAGCAATTTCGATGTGAACCAAGTATCTAACCTAGACAATTTCGGAACTGGTTTAACTCTATCAACAGCTAACTACGATGCTTTATTAATCGCATGGGATGCTCAAGGTGTTATGTCATTTAGCGGTACTGTTAACTTTGGTGGATCAAAATACACATCAGGCGGGGCAGCTGAAACAGCAAGAACAAGTCTGATAACAAAGTGGGGCGGAATCACAGACGGTGGAGCAGCTTAAAAAATAAGAAATATGAACGAGATAAAATACCCATCAGTAAGAACATACTACATCTGCTTCGATAACGAAAGGATAGAAGTGAAATCATATGGATGGGTTGAGCCTAATCAGGTCTTTGACACTATTTGGATATTCGATGAATTTACGGACGAAGCCGAATGGTTGGAAGAATTGGCAGAATATGGCATTGTGCCAGAAGTTGACGAACAAGGTAATGTAGTTTTATAATGGATGCAATTTTAGAGGCGTTAGCGAGTTACGGGATAGCAGGAATATTTCTTGCGGTGTTGGTTTACTACCTTAATAAATTAACCGACATTCACCGAGAAGAAAGAAACGACTGGCAAGAAGCCAATGACCGACACGTTGAGAAGTTTGCGAACGTAATTAACGAGAACACGAAGGCACTTGTGGAGATGAAAGGAGAACTCAAAGAGAATCGTTGCAAGATTAAATAAATGGAAAAGAAAACAAGACCAAGCGCGGCAAAGATAGCCGCAGAGATTATAAAGGAATTTGAGGGCTACTCTTCAACGCCTTATTTATGTCCAGCTAACGTTCCGACAATCGGATACGGGAATACAATGCACACCAATGGAGAACGGGTTACAATGGACGACAAAGAAATAACAAAGAAAGAAGCGGAGAAGATGCTACTCGACACCATTAAGAGCGTTGAGAAGCAAGTTAAAAACGTGGTTGAGGTCAAACTACCAGCCCACAAATTAGCAGCTTTAATTTCATTCACTTACAACGTAGGAATCGGTAACTTCTCAAAGTCTACTCTTTTGGCTTGGCTTAATTCAAACCCGGACTATTCAAGAATACCTTACCAGTTCAGACGTTGGAACAAAGGTGGAGGTCGAGTTCTTAAAGGATTAGTCAGACGAAGAGAAGCGGAGGTCGCTATTTGGGAAGGATGAACGGAAGCGAGAAGGTACTTGCTGGGGTTATCTCAATTCTTCTTTTTTTAATTATCATTATGGGCTACCAGTTAACCCAAACAAAGGAAGACATCGGGATTGCCGAGCGCGAGAAAATCAAGATTCACAAGCAACGAATAAAGGCGTACAAAATCCAAATCAAAAGCCTTGACAAAAACATTCGTAAATTGCAAACCCAAAACGATTCATTGAATGACATTAAACAGAGGGTTAAGATTATCACAATTCGCGAAGTTGACTCTATTTCTGCTTTGCCTTTCATTGACCAAGCAAGTTTTTTCACAGGTGAGATTACCCGTCTTGATTCCATACGCGGGAGATACCTTGATAGGGGTAACTCCTGAGCAGTTCTCTACCATCCTCTTTTCCTTTTCTTACATTAGAAGCCTTGAGGGTACTAATAACATTGCGTCTAAACAACTAACGCGCAAAGATAGTATAATCGCATATTTGAATATTCAAATGACCTTAGAACGCAAGAAACAAAAAGAGCAAGTTGAGATAGCTGACAATTTAGAGCAGATAATTGCCGACTATAAGAAGGCACTCCGTAAACAAAAGACACGCGAGACCTTAATGTATATCTTTGGGGGTGCTATTATTGCGGCTGAAACTGGTTTACTTTTATATGTAATAGTGCGATAAGTGAGCGATTTTCGACCCCGACTTAAAGGGCAGTTAATAGACGCTTGGGATAACCTAACCCGAAAGGAAAGACGTATCTTAGTTATCGGAGACCTACATGAGCCGTTTTGTTTAGATGGTTACCTTGACTTTTGTAAAGAAACCTACCGCAAGTACAATTGTAACCAAGTCCTATTTATTGGCGACTGCATCGATTCGCATTACTCCAGCTTCCACGAGACAGACCCGGACGGACTCGGAGGAGGTCAAGAGTTAGAGTTAGCTATTCAAAGACTTCAACGGTGGGTTGAGGCTTTCCCAGTTGCTGACGTTACAATAGGAAACCACGACCGTATAATAAGCCGAAAGGCTTTCTCAGGCGGCATTCCAAAGGCTTGGATTAAGTCTTTTAACGAAGTGCTCAACGCTCCGACTTGGAACTTTCTCGACCGCGTTACTTACGATGGGGTTCAATATATTCACGGAGAAGCTGGAACGGCTCGGACTAAGTGCCGGGCAGATATGCAGTCAACGGTGCAAGGACATCTACACACTCAATGCTATACGGAGTGGTATGTTGGTCAGAACTTTAAAGTGTTCGGCACTCAGGTCGGTTGTGGAATTGATTTTGACAAGTACGCCTTTGCTTACGCCAAGAGAGGAAAGAAACCCGCTATTGGTTGTACCGTTGTAATAGGTGGTAAGACTGTAATAAACGAACTAATGGACTTATGATTATCTTTCTTTTAACTGTTTCCGTTTGTCTCCTTTTGTTGGTGGTCGGGATGCTTATATATATAGGTTACAAGTTACGCCAATTTGAGGACGTCCAAGAGGTTATTTTTGACGCGGCAGTTAACGCTGAGGAGCGAAACCGGGAGATAGAACTAAACCAAGAGGCAATTCTCAACGCCTATTCTCGACAGAATTAAGTTCAAAATAAAAATAATTTAAAAAAACTTTGCTTATTGTTTTGAATATTCAAAATAGTTTATGTATGTTTGATGTAACGAAAGACATGATACGCACGAAATCACTTAAAGAATACAAAAGGTTAAAATCTAAAGGATTCACAGTTGAGTTAGTAACTAAGCAAGACATCAACAAAATCAAATGACCCTACACCTAAACACAAAAAAAACCTACGATAATCAAAAACAGAACTATGAAAGACCGAGTTAAAAGAGTAATCGAATCTTGCAAGACACGCGACCAGCTACGGTCTGCAATGAAGTACATGGAACTTGCTGGATTGGAAAAAGACCCGAAAACAATAGAAATATTATGGTATAAAACAACCACTATTTATTGAGATTTAGTAACTTTACAAACATCAAAAACAGAACGATGAACAACACCCAGAAAGAGAGGCTTACGAGTCTCGCAAATGAAAACGGTCTAAACAAAGACCACTTCTTTAAAAGCCCTCAAGGCTTTGTAATTATAACCCGACAAGGCATTGAGCGAATCCAAGCGCATAAAGCTATCCGAGTTACCTACGAAGTAGTTAGCTTATCGGACGACCTTAAACACGTAGTAATAAAAGCTACTGGTGAGATAAGTAACAGCAACGGCTTACCTTTACAGATGGAAACCTTCGGAGAATCTGCACCCGACAACACGCGGCAAAAGTACCCGGTTGCAATGGCGGAGAAACGAGCCTTATCAAGAGTGGTTCTGAAACTCTCAGGGCTTTACGAGGTTGGAGTATTTGGAGAGGACGAATCGGACGACTTTAAAAGAGCAAAATAATGGACGCGATATTTGACGAAATAACAGATTCAGAACAACGCTCGGAGGAGTGGCTCGCGGCAAGGTTAGGGAAGTTTACCGCTTCCCGCTTTGGCGACCTTATGACCAACGCCCGCAAGAAAGACGAAGTGCTTGGAGCGACTGCAATTAGCTACATCTATGAGAAGGCGGCTGAACTCTTAACGGAAGAACGAAAGGAAATATTCGGAGCGGCTTTAGACTGGGGCAACGAATACGAGTCTATTTGTAAAGCGTATTATTCAGAACTAAAGGGCGTAACTATTGAAGAGATGCCCTTCGTACTGATTAACGAATACTCAGGGGCTTCTCCTGACGGGATGGTTGACGGTGAGTTGATAGAAATCAAATGCCCTTACAATACCAGCAACCACCTCAAGACCGCGTTCGAGGGTTATATTGACCCGAAGTATGTTTGGCAAATGCAGGGGCAAATGTTAGCAACTGGCGCGTTAGCTTGTCGGTTCTTATCCTTCGACCCACGAATCAAAGACGAGCGGTTTAAACTTGTCGAAATACGAGTAGAAGCCGACCTTGAGATGCAAGAGAAACTCCGCGAAAGATTGGAGTTCGCAAACGATTATCTTCTTAAACTTATGCAGAAATGAGAGCAATAAAGTTTAGAGGATTAACGATAAAAGATAGCACTTGGGTTTACGGTTGTTTAGTTTACTCAGAGTGCAACGCTCCGTTTTCTAAGTCAGTTGATTATGCCGAGATAATAACGCCTAACGCAGATTCTATCGAAGTTTGGGTTGCTACAATTGGTCAATTTACTGGACTGCAAGACGTAGACGGCAAGGACATCTACGAGGGTGATGTTGTTATGCCTACAAAATTCAAAGATAAACCTAACGATGTCGAATATATCAGTAACGGGTTTTACAGAACAACACAACACAACGGGAAGACTTACGTGAACCCGTTAGGTAGTTGCGAAGTAAAAGTTATTGGTGACGCTTATACCGACATCTATTGAAAAAGTAACCTTTTAAACTCTAAATAAAATGCAGAACAAAGTAATTTTTGTGGACGGCTTGAACGTCTTTCAACCTAACGAGAACGCTCCTGAATGGATAAAAGCGGATATGGTTATAAACCCGACCCAGTTAGTGAAGTGGCTGGAGCAGAACGACCAGCACCTCCGCGAAGGGAAACGCGGTCTTGAGTTACGACTTCAAATAAAGAAGTCAGCACAAGGCAAACTTTACGCCTCAGTTGATACCTATCAACCAAAGCTGAAGGAAGAAGTAACTTCAAAACAAGCAGTCGTTGAAGAAGAAGGCGACCTCCCGTTCTAAGATTGTCAAGAATTTAGATGCCGCTTTCAGTCGATTCATTCGGTTGAGGGCGGCAAATCTTGACGGTTATTGTGAGTGTTACACTTGCGGACGTTCCTACGAACTAAAAAAGATGCAATGCGGACACTTTATGTCAAGGGCAAGGTATGCCACGAGATGGCACGAGGACAACTGTCGACCTCAATGCTACGGTTGCAACGTGATGCAACAAGGACGCCAATACGACTTCGGAATTAACTTGGACCGGGAACGTGAAGGGCTGGCGGAGGAGATGCACCAGCTCAGCCTAACAACGGTAAAGTTTGCAACGTGGGAACTGGAAGAGAAACTTGCTTACTACCGAGCAAAGGTCAAAGAACTTGAATAAAAAATTTACCATAACGTTTTGAATATTCAAAAGCGTTTTATATTTTAGTCGAGAATTAAAAACGGAACAATGGAATACTATTTAAACGAATACACCTTCCGCGACTGTTGTGGAAAAGAAGTCCGGGCTTGTGATGGTTGCGAATGTTACGAGTGCAAACGGTGCGAAGAACCGAACTACGAAGAAGCAAGCCCCTTAGACGAAGAGGTTTGTATTGAGTGCTATATTGACGAACTAAACCAAAACAAAAATGATTCAGACACCCAAGATTGACGAAGTAATAGCGGAGGCAAACGCCAAGAAGATAACCGCTTACCGAATAGCCAAAGACACCGGGCTATCCACGCAGACCGTTTACGCTTATTTTAAAGGTGAGCGAGTAAGCGTCAGAACTCAAGAATTAATTATTTACTACATAAACAGAAGCTAATGTTTTACAACACAACAAACGAAAACGGAGCGACTCTAAAGGAGTCCCGGAAGAAAGCCAAAAGCCAAGACGAATTGGTGTTGGAATACTTCAAGAACTATGATAATCTAGGCGCAACGCCTGAGCGAGTTCTTAGGCATTTTAAGATAATGGAGAAACTAAGCGAAAGCAAGTGGCATAACACTCCAATTACTTCAATAAGAAGGAGTTTCTCAAACCTTAAAAACAAAGGGCTGATTAAGAAAACTGAAATACTAATAGAGGGAGACTTCGGTAAAAACATTCACATATGGAAGCTGGTATGAATAAGAGAGAACGGGAAGCAATAGAAGGACTTGTAAGCGAGTTTCGCCAAAGATTGATAGACAACTACCACGAAGTGCATAAGATAGCCTTAGAGGCTGGTTCTCAACCTTTACGCTTCGAGAACCTTTGCCAACAAATATGCGATTACTACGGCTTAGACTTGAGTAAACTAATGAGCACCGCGACACGCCAACACGAATACACCAAAGCCCGGTCGGTTGTTTATTGGATTATGCGCCAAAGAAACAGCGGCTTCAATTACTCATTGAGTAAGATAGCTGAAATGATGGGAGGCTTCAACCATTCAACGGTTGTGCACTCAATTAAAAAGTTCGAGGATGAGATTGAGTACGATAAAGACTTTAGGTTTGATATTGATAACTTCCTAAGAATAGTCGGGCTTAAGGTAACAAAGATGAACGGGCGTTACTACCTTCAAATTCTACAAAATGAAACGGTTTCAGATTAGACGAAGAGACAAACGAAACACGCTTCTATTTTGGAAGTACGCAACTCCAGTATTAACTTGTATATGGTTAGTTATTATTGGACTTATCGGAAGTATTTTGTAATTTTATAATGTCGATGCGGAGACTGGTTAACAATATTATAAGGGCTTGGGGGAGTAGGTGCCGCATCACCGAAACCCTGAGCCGTTTTTAATTATGGATTACAAAGATTTCTTAGAAGCTAAACGCCACTCAATAGGCAACTTCGGATTTAATGCAACTTTCATTCCTGAAATAGCTTTCGACTTTCAAAAGTATGTTATTGAAAAGGCTGTTAAAAAAGGTCGTATCGCGGTGTTCGCTGATACTGGATTAGGTAAAACATTGATTCAGCTTTCGATTGCTCAGAACATTGTAGAACACACTAATAAGAAGGTTCTAATATTAACCCCTTTAGCGGTTGCGTTTCAATTCATTTTAGAAGCTGAAAAAATAGGGGTCGGAGATATTGAATACTCAAAGGACGGGAAACACACAAAGAAAATAGTCATCTGTAATTATGAGAGGTTACACTACTTTGATAGTTCTGATTTTGAATGTGTGATATTGGATGAAAGTTCAATATTAAAGAACTTTAATGGTAAGATAAAATGGCACGTTACAGACTTTGTAAAGAAAATACCTTACAGATTTTTAAGCACGGCAACACCAGCACCTAATGATTATATTGAGTTCGGCACAAGTTCGGAGGCGTTAGGTTATTTACCTTACATGGATATGCTAACTAAGTTCTTTGGTAATAACGAGAACAATGTAAGACCTCAGGACATTGGCACTAGATGGTATTTAAAACCACACGCAAAAAACGAGTTCTTTTCTTGGTTGAATCAATGGAGTATGTCAATCAAAAAGCCAAGTGATTTAGGGTTTTCAGATGACCGATACGCTTTACCTGATTTAATCGAAAATAAGGTTTACATTAAGAATAGAAAGAACTGGGTAATAGATGGTCAGGTAATGATGTTCAACGGTATTGCAAAGACAATGTCAGAAGTGAGAGAGGAACAAAAAGGAACTATTACAGAACGATGCGAAAAGGCGGCAGAATTAGCGCAGGGTAAAACGTCCGTTTATTGGTGCAACTTTAATGATGAGGGCGACCTATTAAATGAATTGGATAGCGATGCGATGCAATTAAAAGGGGGTATGACCATTGAGCAAAAAGAGGACATTCTACTAAATTTTGCAAACGGAAACATCAAGCGGATAATAACCAAACCAAAGATAACCTCATTCGGTTTGAATTGGCAACATTGTAACCATACCGTTTACTTTCCTACGTGGTCTTATGAGCAATACTATCAATCAATTAGAAGGTTCTGGAGGTTCGGACAAGACAAACCCGTAACAGTTGATTTAGTTTTAAGTGATGGTCAAAAGAGGGTAATTGATACGCTACTTTACAAAACGAATAAAGCTATTGAGTTCAACAAGTTAATTCAAACCAACCGTAACGGAATAGTTAACCTATCAAAAAAAGAGTTCACAAAAGAAATAATTAAACCAACATTCTAAAAATAGAAACAATGAAAGTAAAGGAACAAAAGATTACAGATGAATACGCGGTTTACAATGGTGACTGCATGGATGTACTTCCAACGCTTGAAACTGATAGTGTTGACCTGAGTGTTTATAGCCCTCCGTTCGCAGGGCTTTATAATTATTCAAGTTCTGAAAGGGACTTTAGTAATTGCAGCACAAAAGAAGAGTTCATGGATCAGTACGAATACTTAGTTAAAGAGATGTCAAGGGTAACTAAGTCAGGACGTATAAACGCGGTTCATTGTCAGGACATTCTAACAGATACAACTAAGCATATTCTGTACGATTTTCCTCATGAGATAATCGCACTTCATAAAAAGTATGGTTTCAATCTTCATAATAGAATAACCATCTGGAAAGAACCTTTAGAGGTTAGAATGAGAACAATGGTCAGGAGTTTAATGCATAAGAATATCGCAGAAGATAGTACCATGTGTTTTACTGCTATTCCTGATTACATTTTAGTATTCAAAAAGATAGGTGAAAACCAAGTTAAAGTAACTAATCAGGACGGGTTTAAGATTTATCACGGTTCTACCCCTTTACTTCCAGCAATGGAAAAGAAGTATGGTAATTGGGATCACATCCTAACCAAGTACAAGGAAAGCACAAACGAAGGTAAAGACCACCTAACCAACAAGCTAAGTCAGATAATCTGGCAGCGTTACGCTTCGAGCGTTTGGGATGATATTAGAAACGATAATATTCTACAATTCAAGAACAGCCGCGAAGATGATGACGAAAAGCACGTACACCCTTTACAACTAGACGTTATTGATAGACTTGTGGAACTATATTCAAATCCTAACGAGGTGGTGTTAACTCCTTTTATGGGTGTTGGTTCTGAGGTGTTCAGCCCCGTTTCAATGGGTCGTAAAGCGATAGGAATTGAATTAAAAGACAGCTACTACAAGCAAGCTATTCTAAACATGAAAGAAGCGGAAAGACGTTTTAAAGAAAGCGTGAAGCAGCAAGCACTTTTTTAACGGTGGAGCAGAATACCGTAGACCAAAACTGTAAATTAATCAAGCTGATTATTATACGAATGGGGTAGTCAGTATAAAGCCTCGTTAATTCGGGGCTTTTTTTAGTATATTTGCAGCGTACTCATGACACGGTACACCTCTAAACACAAAGAAATGCAAGACAAAAATTATGGGGTTAAAACTGAAGGACGCTTTCTTTGTGGGTTGTTTGGATGGGGCGCGTCAACGCCAACCCCCTAAGACTTTATAAATGGCAGAAAACAAGAAGGCATTTGTAGCTTATTGCGATTGGCTCGAATCGTTTGAGGAATTAACGGACGAAGAGGCTGGTAAACTTGCGAAACATTTATTCAGATACGTTAACGACTTGAACCCGGAAGCACCCGACCGAATGACGAAGATGTGCTTTATACCAATCAAACAAAGCCTAAAGCGCGACCTCTTGAAGTACGAAGAAAGGGCGGAAAGGGCTCGGATAAATGGGTTAAAAGGAGGACGACCTAAAACCCAGAAAACCCAGTCGGTTATTTCAGAACCCAGAAAAGCTGATAGAGTAACAGTAACAGTAACAGATAGAGTAAGTGATAAAGTAATAAACAAAAAGGGGGATTATTTTTCAAATGATAAATTAAACCAATGCTTTTCCCTTTGGTTGAAGATGTGCGAAGAGAAAGGAAAGAACCGAACGACTACCAGCATTGAAGCTATTGTAATGAAGATGCAATACAAAACTACTGAGCAGAATATAACGGAAGTCGAACAAGCACTTGAGAATGGTTGGTTGAATCTTTACAGTATCAAGCCTAAGACCTACGACAAGAAAACAGAGAAGCCAGTATATGACGCTCCGCAAAGCGTTAAGAAGGCTCTGAATGACTTAGCTAATAAAATGAAAATATGAACAACATAAATCACAACTAAGAATGTTTTGAAATAATCACTAACTTGGTCGCGTGAGAGACAAAGCGGTGATTGATTTGCTCGGAGACGAAGAACTCCGGGAACTGGCTCAGAAGATTTGCTCAGTCCCGGATGACCTTATCCAAGAAGTCGCACTTGTATTAATGGAACTACCCGAAGAGAAATGGCAACAGATAAACGAAGGCGGCTATCTTCGTTACTACGTTGTAAGAACGATGCTTAATATGGCGACATCTCCACGCTCCAGCTTCTCCAAATTATACAACCTTTACAACTACGAAAGGTCAGACTACGATCGGGAAGATTATGACGAAGAAAAAGAAGCCGACCTTCAGCTACTTGAGACGTTAATGGAAGAACTGCACTGGTACGACAAGAAGATTTTAGAAATGTGGCTCGAAGAAGGTTCTTACCGAAAGGTTGCGGCTAAAGTAGACATCCCTTTCAAGTCAATCGGAAACTCAGTTAAACGAGCACTCACAACACTTAAACAAAATTACTATGGAATACATCTTGAACGCCTTGTCCGGGGCAATGTTGGCATTCATTTGGATAGACGTTATCGAACTGGACATACTGATAAAGAAGTGGGTTAATATTCACGAACTAACAAGAATTAAACCGTTAGATTGTCGACTATGTTTGGCGTTTTGGTTTGGCGTTATGTTTGGAGTGGTTGACCCGTTGACGGCTTTACAAACCGGGTTACTGGCGGTACTGATTGAGCGGTTAATGTATCGTTTTGAACTATGAGCAAGAAGGTTAAGTTATTAAAAGCTGACAAGATAGTGCAGAAGTTGGATAGTATTCTACGCTCAATCGAAAGACTTGAAAAGATTAGAAAAAGATGANCTAC